TTTTATTTATATTATATATTTTACCATCTTCTTCTGATTTAAATATTTTATCTAAAGTAAATATTTTCCATCTATCAGCAGAACATTTAGATAAATCTGGTAATTGATTCATTAATAAAATTAAATGCATTTTACTTTTAACAGCTTTAACTTTCCATTTAGTATTAGTCATAAAACCATCTGCTAGTTGTTCTACTGCTACATAATCTATTCCTCCTTTTCCTTGTGCTTTTGCTACATCTATAAAGATTGTAGAACCAACCCATCCTTCTTCATTAATTTTAATATGAAGTTCATTAGCTGTTTCTTTAACATTTAATACTTTTGTATAATGGATTTGTTCATGACAAATTTCTTGTAAAAATCTAGCAAAAGTAGATTTACCAGAAAATCCTGTTCTATCATAAATAACATAAACAGATCTTCCATCTGGTTGTATATGAGAAATAAAATGAGATAATAGACATTGAAAATGATAAAACTCATTAAAAAATATTGTTCTCACAGGTGGTCTTTCTACATTATTATAATACATAAGTGATCCTGAAACTTCAGATGGTTTTTCAATTGTTTTTAGAAATTCTTGTTTAGAAAGAGTAGTAGCATTTCGATGTAAATCACTTTCACTACTAGCTTCAACAAAAGTATAAGATATTTTCCAAAATGTTTTCATTTTGATTGGTCTAATAATAGCTTTATGAATTCCCATATAATCAAAAACACTTACATTTCGAGTTCTATATCTCTTTCCAAAATCACATAAAACATATGTTTTTTCATATTTATGTTTTATTATAAAATCTTTTATTTCATCTACTTGATTTTGAACTATTTGATAGATATGTTTTTTGATTTTTTTCTCTTCAATTGTTATTTTATATTCAAATAAAACTTTTTGACTATAAAATTCCGAATCTTCTGATATAAATAATTCTTCTAATTCATCATCACCTTGATTATTTTCAATAATAATCTTTTTCTTTTTTGATTCTTCTTTTACTGTTTTAGTTATTTTTTTAAATTCATCTACTATAGTAATCTTTTTTTTCTTTTGATTTAATCCTTTTCTAAAAATTTTCATTTGTTCAGCTGAATTTTCAATATCGGTTTCATATTCGGAGTCTGAATTTTTTTCACTCATCTTTTTAAAATGAGGGAAAAATATTTTTGCAATTTTCAATTTTCTTTCCTCATTAAATTTCAAACTATTTTCCAGAGCCTCTAATTTTCTAGAGTTCATTTTCTGGAAGGTTTGGAGAATTGATTTTTTTGTACTCTAAGATTGATTTTGCTTCCATTAGATCTGATCGATATCGAAATTCAGTTGGACAATAATACCAAGTTGCACCATAATTTTTTCCATCAAATATTTCCATTATAATGGCTTTTGATTTCTTTTCTAATTTATTTTTACAAGCTTGACAGTCTTTTAGCTTATAACATTTGTATAATGATTCCCAATCATTTTTATTTTTACATTTGAGAGTACTCATTTTTATTATTGTGGGAAAAATAAATTGAAAAACATAAAATTTTTTAATTCTCTAGCGAAAAATTAACGAGGAAGAGGTGTCACAGTTTTTGAAAAACTATCTATAAAAATATACTTCCAGAAACCTATATTTTATAGATAGTTTTTCAAAAACTGTGACACCTTCCAGAGCCCAGAAAAATGAAAATATTTTACCAATAAAATGGATCTTTTGATTGCTTTTTTATTCCAAAAATGTTCTGAAACTACTCCAGAACAGATTAGACATTCTGGAGTCTAGAAATGTTCTGGAAATCTATATTTTTATTAAATTAGGGACCTCCGTTTTTTAAACAAGAAAAAAATGAAAAATTATTTTATTTTTTCTTCTCATTCCATAAAAATGGTGAAAATTACTATTAATTTTGACGAAAATTCTTATGTTACGTACTATAATCGCCCACTTTTAGCTGATGAGAATAATGAAACCCAACTAGCAATTGGATATTGTAGAATCAGTACTGAAAAACAAAAAGATAATAGCTCTATTGAGTCTCAAATTGAAACAATTAAACAAACTTGTAAGTGGAATAAACACAAATTAATTGCCATTTTTGTAGATAATGGAATTAGTGGTAAGAATATAGAAGATCGGCCAGCATTGGTTGAATTAATTAAACTTTTAAAAGATAATGCAGAAAAACAACATAATAAACTGAATTTACATACTAATTTTATTAGTAGATTAACTAGATCAGAAAATGATATGGGATTTTTTTGCAAATTTCTTCCAGAATATAATATAAATTTAAAAGCGTATGATTGTCCAGTCAATGTTAGAGATAAGAGTCAACATATGATTTTAAAAATAATGGCTTCTTTTGCTGAACAACAAAGAGATCAAATTTCATCTAATATTAAAAATGTTATGAGACAACTGTCAGAAGATGGGAAATTAATTACTAAACCACCTTATGGATTTATTGGTGAAAAATATCAAGATGGAGATAAACTCCGAACAAAATTAATTCCTAATTTTAGACAACAAGAATGTATAAATAAAATAATTGAAATTTGGGAAAATTCAGGTAAAACTGTTAGTGGTGGTTTTATTAGTAGAAAAATGAATCGACTGTTAGAAGAAGATGAAAATTACTATTATAAAGATGATAGAAGAGAATGGTATGCAACTATTATTGATAATATTCTATATAGAGAAAAAATGAAAAGACGAGAATTTGAAGAAGAAACTGTTCCAGTAAATATGAAAGAAGAGAAATGTAAAGAAGAAATAATTAAAATGATTAAATCTGGAAAATTAATGAGTTTAACTCCTAATAATATATCTAGAAAACTCGATGCTTTATGTCTATTTAAACATCGAATTACTCCTGCTTTTGCTCGCAAAATTTTACAAAGTTTACCATATATTTATAAAAATAAAGTAATTCAAATTAAAATTAAACATGAAGAAGATATTAAAAAAACTATACAAGAAAATATAAATGAAACTGATGCTAAAATAGCTCAAATTTTAAATGAAGCTAATATTCTCACATTACAAGATAAAAAATGGACTAGACAAGTTGTTTCTAATTATAGAAATTCTCGACAAATAACTATAAAAGAAGAAAGTTAGAATAGTTTTACCAGCTGCTGTATGTGAATTAATAGTTGTTAAATATATGTTTCTGTATTAATATAGATAGATATATTTTATAATTTATAATTATAAAATAATAACGACGAAAGAAAATTGAATTTTGCATTTATTTATTTGAATGAAATTTGATTTCATGTTGTTCAACATAATCTTTTAATCCTCTAATTTCTGTATATGATGCACTTAACATTCCATTTAAATCTGAATTTTTCTCTCTCAATTCTTGATTACGTTTAAGTAAATCTTGTACAATAATTTCTCTATTAATTTCTTGACCTTTAAGATTATTAATCTCTTGTTCAAGAAAACCGATTTTACAGATAGATGAATTAAGTCTTTCAAAATTAAATAGACTATTTGTTTTAGATTCTTCACATAGGACACATTCTTTAACAGGTTCACTCATTTTTATATTTGATATAAAAATAAAATGTAAAACATTTTTATTCTTGTTCTTCAGGTTTTTCTTTTGGAGTTTCATCTTTAAACACCCATCCAGATTTTTTATCTTCCTCTTCTTCAACTTTCTTTAATTCATCCATCCAATTTGGTCTTCTTCCCATACTTCTACTACGAACTTCATTAGCTTTATCAAATGCTTCCTCATAAATTTCTCTAATTTCTTCTGCATCTTTATTATTCATTACTGAAACATCATCTCTAAAATATGGATGAACTGTTTCTTTAAAATCTTCGCGATATTGATCTAATTCTTCTTCATTATGAATGCGAATTTTTTCTGATAAATTATATTTCTTTGTCAAAAAAATAATATCATCTTTTAAATCTTCAATTTCTCTATTTAATTTGTTTGTACAATTATGATGATCGGCTACAGATTGCATAAGATTACGTCTTTCAAATTCTAAATCTTCAATTAGTTGTTCTTTTGTTTTTTCTTCTGGTTCTTTACGAACAAAGGTATTATCACCAAAATGGAGTCTAATTCCAAATGGATTAGAGTTTCTAGGAATTCTATTTCTTCGATTATAAGAGCGATTCATTTTTATATATGATATAAAAATAAAAGTAAAATTAATTTTATTCTTCCTCATTAATTATACAGGAGGAGTTACAGGATTTAATGTATATTGATACACTCCTGCCAGTATTGTGGGGTATGCAGCAATTGTTCCCCATCCCCCGCTATTTGTATCTGCTAAATTGGCTTGAAATAATATACCACCTGCACTACCAAAACTAATTTTTATGGGTAAATTGTATATATAAGTTCCATCATTCATTATTCCATTTCCTGTCGCATATGAATAGCCACCACTAGGTAAAAATTGTGCAGGGACGTTACCTGTATTAACAACTGGAAAAGATGTAACATCTGCAAATGTAAGTAAACTTTGAGACATTCCTTGTGTTACAACTGTTACTACTCCAGAAGGAGGATCTAAAAAGAATTGCATACCTATTGTTCCTAATTGAGTAGAAGGACTACTCGAATCATAAACATTGGCAACCATTGAACCAGTTGTTGGTCCAACAGGAGGACTACTCCAAGTCAATTGATTTCCATAACCAGCTTCAGTTAAAACTTGTCCAGCAGTTCCATTAGCACCAGGCCAAATCCAACTACCAGATCCACTACCAGAAATAATTGATGTTGAATTACTTCCTCCTTGTAATACAATACCATTACCAGAATTTAATCCAACAGTTCCACTACTTCCTGTTGTAACAGTGAGACCTCCATCTGCTAATATAGATGTTGTAGCTCCTCCAGTAGATTGAATTGTCAGTGGAGCACCTGAACCAGCTAATAAACTATTACAATATAATGCTCCTGTTGAAGGATTTACTTGTACTTTTGAATTTGTATAAAATGTATTCGTACTTCCAGTTCCTAAATTATAAAATGGAAAATAGAATCTCCCATTGGAATTATTATTAACTAATGAAACAGAATCAGGTAATCCTCCATTAATATGTGCTACATCAAGATAATTAATCTTTGCATATTGAAATGACATTTTATTAAAGAATAAAATTAATTTTTAATTTTTTAATTTTTTCTTCATTAAAAATTAATTATGAGTTTTAATTATTGTAAAATTGATAATCTTGATGTAACAACCATCAATGATCAACCCTATCCACCATCTCAAACATTACCACTACCAACTATAATTACCCAAACACCAACATGGCAAGCAGGATCAACTACCACCTTTGTATCCTCTCAATCTCCAATAGCTCCTTGGAGTTCTTCTGCTTCTGTAGATTCTACAATTGTAACTGGTTATTATTCACAAGGAGAATGGTTTGTTTTTCCAAATACTCCTGATCCTTCTTTTAATATTGCTTATGATTTTGGAAGCCAACCTTCAGGAAATTATCAATTAGTTGTCAATTATAAATCATATATGGATGGTGCTATTATAACTATAAGTGAAACTAATACTTCATTAAGTATTGGATCAGTTGATACTTATGTTCCAGATACTAGTGGAAACAATGTATTTGGACAAGTCTTTTTATACTTTCATTGGTCTACGTTAGGAGATATGAATATTAATTTTAGTTCAGCAACAGCTAATCCCAATTCTTCTGGATATAACTTTGCTCTTGTGGGTAATTTAACTCTAACAAAATTAAATTAATGAGGAAGAAAAAATAAAAAATGAAATTATTTTTAATAATAAAAATAAAAATGTCTTTCGAATATTTAGATGCTAGAAATGCAGCATTCGCCAATGTTATTGATTTAACACCAACTACTACAACTACTATTACTGATACAACAGTTACATTAGGTCCATCCCAATTAGCTGGTGGAATTCTATCATTTAGTTTAGCTTCAGTTTGTACTGCTACATTACCATATTCTGAAGATCTTTATTCAAATCTTCATCCACGACGAGTTGGACAAATATTTAAAATATATGTTTGTTTTACTAATACTGGAGCTACTTCAAAAACAGCTAATGTTTCTACCGGACTAGGAGTAACATTTGCAACTGCTGAAGGTGATAGTTATATGACTATTGTTGGAACAAATTCAGCTAATTCTATTTCTCATTACATTCTTCTTCAATGGAATGGAATTGTTTCAACTAATCCAACTTGGACTCTTTATTGTTAAATTTACATTATATAATATAATGTAAATTAATATTTCTTTTGAAGTTCTATTTGAAAAGAAGTTTTACCTCCATTTTGAACTAAAATTTCTAAGTTTTTAGCTATGCTTTCTAAACTATTTTTAATAGATAGAATAGCTAAATGTTTTTCTTGTTCTTCTGCTTCTTTCTTAATAATTCTTTCATTTTCTTTTTTAATTTTAATTTTTCCATCTCTATAATATTGGCAATTATAACAGAGAGGATTATTTTTTGTTTGTTCAAACACTTCTTTTTTTCTATTCATATCTTGATTATAATTTGGACACGTTATGATTTTACAACTTATATCTAAATCTTCCATTTTTATATTAAATATAAAAATAAAAAGTAATTTCATTTATTTTTTCTCCTCCTCAATCATTTCAAATTCGAAAACTCCTAGCTTTTTCTCTAAATCCATTAAACGATCTTCTAATAATCCACATTTTTTCTCTAAACTAATTGTTTTATCATCAGTATTTTTAGGAGCATATGGAGTCCATTTTGCACCATCCAAACCATAGGCAGTAAGTATAGCACCCATACCACCTATTCCTCCTCCTTGTGTTCCACCTCCTAAAGTTAATTTAGTTTTGGGTAAAATACTAATATTATCTGCTATTAATGAAATATTTCCATTTGGATTTCCATTTGTAATAATTAGGTTATTTGTGGGAGCATCATAATAACTTGCAACAACACCACTAGATGTATAATTAATACGCCCTGTGTTTACATTCTTTGCAATCATAAGATTATGTGACATCTGAGACATTTTAATAATTAAAGAAAAATAAATTTGAAAAATAAATTTTATTCTTCATTAAAAATTATGGCTGCCCTTAGTGAACAAGACATATTACGGTATGTGCCAGGTGTAAACATCATTCGCTACAAAGATTTAGATAAAATTAGAAATATTGAAGATATTATCCCCAAAGCAGGATTAGTAATTTTATATCCTGGTAGAACTTCTAATAGTGGTCATTGGATTTGTTTATTCATAAATAAGAAAAAACTCTGGGTTTTTGATTCTTATGGTAATAAAATCGACGAAGCCCTCGAATATGACCAAGGTACATTAGATCCTCGTATGTATAATAGATTATCTTATCTTCTAGCAAAATCACCACTACCAATTGATTTTAATAATTATCAATTCCAAAGTGCAGGTAAACAAGTTACCTGTGGTTATTGGTGTGTAGCAAGATTGAGGAATAAAAATTTAACAACAGATCAATTTTTTGAACTGTGGGGATTAAATGACACTGATCAATATTTACCAGATGAATTAGTAGAATATTATGTAAAAAATTATTAAATTCATTAATTTAATTAATGAATTTCAAAATGGAATCATAAACACACATTGCTGACAGAAACATACATTCATTTTATTCTCATTACATTTATTACATAATTTCCTATCAAAAATATGGGACTCATACCAAACATATTTATCAGGTAAAATATTTGAACATTTGGAACATTTAAATTTAACTTCTGCTTTTTTAATTTTTTCTATACGATCCATTTATATTATATTATAATAATTTTTAAAATAATAATTTTTTATTAATTCAATAATATCTTTCGGAAGTTTTAATTTTTTAATATAATTATTTTTCTCATCTACTGTATAATAATTACAGAATTGAATTATAAGAGGGAATTTTTTCTCATTTATATGACATAAATCTATTAATTCTTCAGCTATATTTATTTTCCCTACAATAGAAAATAAAAGTTTAGCATCTTCTGGATATAAATTATCCCTCCATCTTTTTCCTTTATTATAAAATTTTACAATCCAATCACCATTTTCAAATTTAATTGATCCATAATGACCATCAAAATAAATGCTATATTCCGAATTTACATTAAATTTATTAAAATCTTTTATAATATATTTCAATAATTCTTGTTTAGCATGTGTATTATAAACTAAAAATGTGTGTTTAGTACTACCCTCTATTATTAATTTACCATGATAAAAATCAACAGCATTAAAACGTATTTGTTTTGGATCTGGACATATTACTCGTAACATTTTTATATTTAATATAAAAATAAATTGCAAAATTAAATTTTCTTCTTCTTCATTAATGATAATATCTCTGTTGAAGATCATGCTTAGAAACTCCCATTCCACCAAACATTCCTCTAGGTGTTCCACTTTTTCTTTGGAAATAACGAGCATCATAATTCGAAGGATCAGATGTTCTTTCAACATCATCGTCATCGTCATTGTGACGCATAGGAGTAACATCATTACCTCCACCAATAAGTCCACCAATAAGTCCAGCTCCTCTAGCAGAATAGGGAATAAATCGTTGAATAGCTGCTCTAGCTCCTCCCCACCACGAATGTGAAGTTTTAGAAACCTCCGCCTGATTGGCTGGTGTTTGTGAAACTCTCTCAACATCTCCTCTATTAATAAGAATGTTAGGAAGTTGCATAGTACCATCACCAATAGTTGCAATAGCATCATTGATTGTAATAATGTAGAAGATGTAATTAATATTACGGAGTAAATTGATATTTGTAATTGTAAAACCAATTTGAAAATTAACCTGTTTAGAAATACCAGGAGCTGCATCACCATCTGTAAGAAGAAGTGTTTTAGTAACATCAGCTGCTATAGCTCCACCAGTTAAATTATCGTACATATTATATGTTAAATTACCACCTGAATCTCTATGAAGAAGCATCCATTCCTGAAGATTACTAGCAGATGCAAGAACACCAGACTTACCATCAAAAATAAATTGTACATTTGTAAGTTTACCAAATGTATTTGTAGAAGTAATAGTTGATGTATTAGGATCTTCCATAGCATAACCATAAATACGCTTAGGATAAGTAAGAAGAGGATAGTTACCAGTAGTAAATGTTAATGATGCTCCAGAATTAACTGTACCAATATTAAATGGTTGAATTGTAATTTGAGGAAAAGAATATACAGCATTACGAGGAATAGAAACTGTTCTACCAGGAGTAATTTGAGTAATACCAAATGTTGGTGCTGTAACATTTGTCATATTAATTGAATAAGCTGTAATATTACCAGGAGCAGTAAATGTTCCACCAGCTGTATCACATTGAGAAAAGAGTGATTTCATAATATCTTGTACAAATACAACAGTAAATTCAATTCTGGACATATTAGTTAAACCAGGAACACTATTGTCCCCAGGTGAAAGAAGAGGATGTAGAAGTGAATCATGAAGAGTAATACTAAATGTTGCAGTTCCAGAATTTCCTTGCCCAACTGAAGGATTAACTAAATTATTTAATTGAAAAGTACCTCTGGGTTCACCATAACCTTGTCCAGAACCTTGACCAAAACCTAAAAGAGGATTCATTACAGCACCTTCTACTCTAGCACCACCAATATAATGGTCACTATAATTTTGCAGAAAATCTGGCATAACTGCAGTATTTGATAGATTCATTCTTTGAAATTCAGGACTTTTAGTAAATCGTTCCAATATAGGAATTAAAAGATATGGTTGAAATGTAACTGTTTGACCATTGATTGTAATATTAATTGTTTGTACAATTCTCTGGAGACTAAATGATCTAATCGCAAAGAATACAGAAGGATCGAGGACGAAACCTGATAGACCAGCATCTGCTGTAACAGAACAATTAAATGTTATAGTAAAAGGAATATCTTTAGCAATAATTGTATCTAAACTATTGGGAACAAAAGATAATGTTACTTGATTGGTAGAATAATTAGACGATGAAACTTCCTGAGGAAGTATCTCTACTCCTCCTTTCTTTACACCATATTCAGAGAGTTTCTCATTGGCGATCGAAATTCTGGAATCAATTTCTAGGACGGGCTTTAGTAAATTTATAGCGCTTGTCATTTTTATTTCTGGAAATAAAAATAAAAATTATTTTTTAATTTTTTTCGTCGTTAATATTTTATAGTTTTAATTTCTTTAAATACGAATTTACAGCTCATAGATTTGCCACTTTCAATGTAAAAATCATAAGTATTATTCTGAGCATCACTCCATTGGGCTGTAACATCTATTTGATCAGATGTACTGGAAGTACCTCGAGTATGCCATCTTCGATAAAGAGGATTATATACAATAATACTTCTCCATTGGGAACCATTATCACCAAAAACTCCAATAAAATCACCAATCACATTATCAAAAGGAATAGTTGATCCACCCCAATTTGTATTAACTAAATTATTAGTTGTATTAGCTAATGTATTTAATTCTGGAATAATACCTAAATTTCTAGAAATAACTGATATTTTCTGTACTGATTGCATTGTTCCTAAGTTTGGATATTCTTGTGACATTAGAAAATATGTTACTCCACCAACTATTGATTTAGTAGTAGTAGAACCACCAGTTCCATTAACTGTAGTAAATGTTTCAACTCCTCCTATATTTTGAGTATTTGTATTACCACCCATATCTCTAATAGCAATTCTATAATCTTGGTGATTTATATTATATTCGCTAACAGATTCTACTAGAAAATTATTAAACATAAAATATAAATTATTATTGAAAAATACTTTTATAGGTGTTGATAATTCTTCATCATAAAATGCTGAATCTGCCCACAGAGTATATGTTTGTTTAGTTGTATCAAACACTAAAAATGGAGCAGCTGTAGCATTTAAAGCACCATTTGCTTGAGTAGGACCATTTAGAATTGTAAAAGCAGATGTAAGTGCAGCATTAATTTGAAGAGCAAATTCTTGATAACTAAATACTCCATTAGAAATCAGTTGATTGGGACCAGTATCAATAACAGAACTAAAAGTTACAACTGCTTGTCCAACATAAGTGCTATATGTAAGAGTTACATAATAAGTATTATTTTCAAAAATAAATATAGGGAGAGATGATCCATCGAGAGCAAACCTATCAATTGCACATTCATAATTTTTTCCTGGTGCTAAAAAACTTCTAGGTAAATTTATCACTACACTAGCTCTTTGTGAAACATTTGTATTATTAGTAAATACTATATTGAAGTATATGGTATCTTCGGATTCATTTTTTACTATCTGTTGTTGTTGTCTAAACATTTTATTAACGAGGAAAAAAATTAAATTTTAATTTTTTATTTTTCCTTAATAAATTAAAAAGATGCAGCGAGAAATTGAACAACGCTTTGAACGCGTAGCTAGGCGCAGACCCAATCCAACTTATGCTCCTACTGAGGAGTACTATGATGATCCCTACAGTAATACTGGGTATGAAGAGGATTATCAACAATCATATTATACACCCAGATCACAAAGAGTAGCTCAACGGGCTGCTCCCCAACAATACTATGGTGATGAAGATCAAGAAGAAATGGTTGGTGGAAACTTCTTATCAAGTGCTTATAGAGGTGCTAAAAAAGCATTAACTGCAGCACATAGTACAATTAAGAAACATCATTTTGCATCTCGAGGATTAGAATATTTAGGTCATCCTGGATATGCTAAAATTGCTCGTGAAGTTGGCTATGGCTATGGTGACATGGATGGTGAAGGACTTATTGGTGGTGATGTAGAATATGCAACTTCTGCTACCCAACGTAAATATGCCAAACAATACCGAAAAGATAATCCTAGACAATCTAAAACTGGGAGAAAATATAAAGGTGATTCTAACTGGCATGATTATGTTGCTCAAGAATATAAAGCAGAAAGAAAATATGCATTTGATATTTTAGAAGCAGGTAAACAAGTTTATGATGGTAAAGATGTAAATACTTTAACCCTATTAAATATTGGTCGTTTATATAATAGTGAACCACAAATAACTTCTGCTAGCCAATATGCAACATATTTGAGGAATAGAAAACCTAAACCCAAGGCTAGAAAATCTAAGAAAACTACAAGACGACGATAAATAATGAAAATTTAATTTTTTTATATTTTTTATAAAAATATAAAATGTCACTCACAACACAAAAAATAACAGAATATGATATTCCTCTATCCATTGATATTTATAATGGAAATACCATTTATTATTCACCAGATGAAGATAACGAACAAGATTCTGATGATGATGTATCAGTTGATTCTGATGAAATTGAAGAAGTACACGATATTTTAGACGATTATAAATCAATTAAATTTCGTGATCCTCAATTTGAAAAATTTAAACATATAAAAAAGACTGTTAGAGATAAAGAAGGTCGAATAATTAAATTATTTTCTTATGCTGCATCAAATTTTCCACTTCCATTAGATCGAAAAGATGAAGTGCAACCACAAATCATCCATATTACTGGACAACAGGGAAGTGGTAAAAGTTTCTTTACTAGACAATATATTAAACAATATATAAAATATAAACCTGATAATAGAATTTATTTGTTTTCATATAAACAATCTGATGAAGCATATGATGATTTAGAACAAACAGAAGATAATCCAGAAGGTAAAATAATTCGTCTTAAAATATTTGAACCTAAATTTTTAACACAAGAAATTGGATTAGATGAATTATACGATGCTCTAGTTATTTTTGATGATGTAGAACAATTAGAAGAAGAACATCCAAAAATATTTAAGAAAGTTTATTCTGTAAAATCTCTTATTTGTTCTCTTGGTCGTTGTAAACAAGTATATGTTATAACTATTACTCATCAACCATTAGCAGGAAACAAAACTAAAAAAGATAATTTAGAATTAACAGCTGTAGTTGTATTTCCTGCTTCTTCTAAATACCATTCTAGAAATCTATTAGAAAAATATGTTGGATTAAGAAAAGAAGATATAGATAAAATTCTAAATTTAAAAACACGATGGGTTTACGTTAATAAATCTATTCCTAGATGTATAATTACAAAACGAAGAGTAGAATTATTAGATTAACGAAGAAGAAAAAAACTAAATTACTTTTTATTTTTATATCAATTATAAAAATGACTAGTCGACCTTATCAGCCACAAAGACCCGATCCAGTTCCTATGCAGCGAACTGAACCTGTTTCTCAAACAGATATGCTTAAGAAAGAAATGGAATTCCTTAAATCAGATCTTGAAAAATTAAAGTTAGAAAATACAAAACTTATACAACAGAATGATGAATATTATGATATGATTCAAGAAATTAACACAGAGAATTTAGCTATCATGAAATTATATAAATTTAGGGGTAAGTTGTTAAAAGAATTATCTCCTTCTCAAGAGAAACCTCAATAAAATTCAATAATTTAAATTATTGAATTATAAATTAAACTTTTTAGCACTAAACATAGCAAAATCACCTTTCTTAGGTTTATGAAATTTTCTAACTTTATCTATTCCTTCATCCATAGCTATTCTTTCTTCAATATCTTGAATTTCTTCTTTAGAATATTCCATAATATCATTTTCTAATTGATAATATAAAACTTCTGATAATGGCATTTTACGAGCAACAATATCCATTTTAGGATCAACTTTGAAAGTATATTCTTCATTAAATTTTTTATTATCAGCTACTACTTCAGTTTCAGTTTCATTAATTTTAAAAGCTAAAGGTGTTTTATTTAAATCAATAAATGATTCTGGAAATTGATATTCT